TTCTATTCAGGTAGACAAGACTTCGGGCGGTACGGGGCGACTGTATATTTGGCCTGCTATCAACGGCACTAACGTAGCCAACTCTGCGTCACTGATTCAGATTCAAGGCAACAACGCCGAAATCTTTTCTGCCGCTAACTTTTTCTTGCCGTTGTCTAACGGCGATTACTTTCAGTTGTACTTTTCTGTGGATTCACTAGACGTGCAGTTGCAGACGTTTGCGGCTGCCGCGCCTGTACCGGCGATTCCCTCCATCATTTTGACTGTTATGCAGGTGTACGTATGACCGTTTACCTTTCAGCCTTCGCAGGAGCCGGGGCGCAGTTCTTTACCAATGACGGCTCTGTGCTGTCAGGCGGAAAGATCTACGCCTACGACGCCGGAACAACGACTCCGCGAAACACTTACACAGCGATTGGAGGAACAACGGCTAACTCCAACCCCATCATTCTTGACTCTGGCGGACGGCTGCCAGAAGACATGTGGTTAAGCGAGGGCGTTAAATATCGCTTTGTTTTGACGGACTCTAATGACGTTCAAATTGGCGAGTACGACGACATCGTTGGCATCAACGACATCTCTACGGAGACTGTCGCGTGGGCCACGATTACCGGCACGCCGACGACGCTGGCTGGCTACGGCATTACAGATGGCCTGACGACGACGGCTGCGGCAGCGACCTATGCGCCAATCGCATCACCGACGTTTACTGGCACGCCGCTGATCCCGGACAACGACTCGGTTAGCGCCAACTATGCTGTGGGCTATCGAGAAGCACCGCAGGTATCTAAGACGGCTAACTACCAGTTGGTGCTGGCAGATCGCGGCAAGTCGATTCTGATGAACGGCACCAGCCTGACGCTGACTATTCCGGCCAACTCTGCCGTCGCGTTTCCGGTAGGCACCGTAATCATTATCGTCAACGTCAATACCAGCGCGTTGTCGATTTCCATTACGACTGACACGCTGACTCTGGCGAACAGCACCACGACCGGCACGCGCACGCTGGCTCGTAACGGCTTGGCTACCTGCGTCAAGATTGGCAGCACGTCTTGGCTGATCAGCGGAGCGGGATTGACCTAATGGGCGGCGCTACCTTAGCAGCGGCGATTGCAGGCACGACGGGGGGAGCCGGTGCCGGTGTATTCGACTTCTCGTCTGGGTCGGGTAGCGTCACGATTCCCACGGGAGCCACGGGCGTTACCATCGAGGTATGGGGTGCGGGCGGTGGCGGTGGCTACGGCACTGTCACCCAGATATTTGGCGAGTTCTTGTACGAGCCGCAAGAGAACCCCGGTGGCGGTGGTGGCGGCGGTGCCTACGCTAAACGAGTCATTGTGTTAACCGCGCCAGATGCCCTTAAAACTATTCTGTACACTGTCGGTGCTGCCGGTATAGGCGGCACTGTAGGCGACGCTGTGGGCGGCGCTGGCACCCAATCTGTTGTCTACGCCGGAACCTACGCCCTAGACGAAATGATCTCTACGGGCGGCTTTGGCGGCTACGGCGGTATTGGCATATTTGGCAGCCAGCAAGGCGCTGGAGGCACGCAGACGGGCGGTACGGTGCCGCCGTCAGTGAATGGCAACGGAGGGGCTGCCTTTACCCAAACCGGCGCTGCGGGCATCGTAGGCGACAATAGCCTCACTGCTGGCGCTGGCGGCGACGGTGGCGACCCGGTAGAGGGCGGCGATCCGGGCTTGGTCGGCACTAACGGTCGCGTCCGAATGGTATTTACCTTTTAGGTGACACATGGCAGTTAACGTAAAAGTCCTGATCCCAGCCAAGATTGCCGAGAACACGCAGGTAACCCAATACACGGCTACCAACGTATCGGCCATCATCGACAAGTTCACGGCCACGAATTACAGCGCATCGGCGGCCACGATCTCGATCAACCTTGTGACGCAGTTTGACTCGTCGGGCAACCAGAACTTGATCATTAAGGCTAAGACCCTGCTGCCCTCTGAGACGTATACGTTCCCTGAGTTGGTCGGCCATGTGCTGCAACCGGGTGGATTTATCTCCACGATTGCCGGGACTGCCTCGGCTATCAACATCCGCTCCTCTGGTCGGGAAGTGTCGTGACCGAAGCCGAGTATTGGCTAAGGGAGAACTTTGCAGCGCTGGAGTTGCCGCCAGATGCGGTGGCTTGGCTGATTGACTTGTGGCACGTCACGCAGGTGTTTGACGACGTAGCCGATGGCGACCCGGTAGACCGTAAGGCGCTGGACGATACCGTGTGGCGCACCCTTGTAGGTATGCCTGCAAATAGTTTCTTTATGGCTCATGCAGGGCAGTTATTGCCTGCTGTGGGCACGGCCATTCTGAAGTGGAAGGCTTCGGATGATGCCGAGCGCAACGGCTTGGCTGACGAACGATCGTTCGTTTGGCGTGCCGCTTACTATGACTTAGTTCTTTTAGTGGTGCTGTTGTGTCAGGGCCGAGAGTCTGCTATGGAAAAAGCAGGTGCGGTAATGGCACTATACGGCGAAAGTTTTGCGACATATCGCGGGGAATTCCCTCATGGCTAATCCAGTAGTTGCTATTGCCGCATCCAGCATTGGATCGGCTGCTGTCGGCAGTCGCTCGGCAAGCAAAGCGGCAAAAGCGCAACAACAAGCATCGCAACAGGCTGCTGATGTTCAGCGCGAAATATTCCAAAAGCAGACGGAACTGCAAGAGCCTTTCCGTCAGGCAGGAATTACCTCGCAAAACGAATTGATGCGCTTGCTTGGTATCGGCGGTGACGCCTCTGCTGCCGACTACGGGATGCTGACTCGCGGCTACCGACCGGAAGACATGCAAATGGACCCCGGTTATGCGTTCCGCTTGTCGGAAGGCCAGAAGGCGCTAGAGCGATCTGCTGCCGCTCGTGGTGGTTTGCTGTCTGGTTCCATGCTTAAGGGGGCACAGCGCTTTGGACAGGAGTTGGGTTCGCAGGAGTACATGAACGCCTTCAACCGCGCTCAGGCTCAATTGAACACTCGCCTTAGCGGGCTTGGTAGTTTGTATGGCGCCGGTCAAGCCGCCGCCGGACAAGTTGCCAATCAGGCCGGACAAATGGGCGTTAATGTCGGTAATTTGATGACGCAGGGCGGTCAGGCCCGTGCTTCTGGTTATCTTGGTCAGGCCAACGCACTAAACCAAGCCTTACAGCAAGGCGCTATGGGATACGGGTTGTATCGAGGTGGTTATTTCGGGTCGCCGGGGAGTCTGTCGGCAGACGCTCTGGATGATATTTTACCCGGAGTAAACGTCACGGGCAGCCGATACCTTAGTTCGGGACTGGCTCCTAGCCCAAACATGATGGCCGTTAATTATCGCGGTCCGCAATATGCAAATCTGGGGTAAGTCATGGCAGTCATAGGCGCAACTCAACTTGAGCCAGTAAACATCCTTGGCTCATACGTGCAGGGCATGGAACTTGGCCGTGCAAATCGTCTTGCCCAGCAGCAGCAGGCAATGCAAATGGAGGCCGCTCGACAAGAGGCTGCCCTGCGTAACTATTTGTCTACGGCAGATTTGGAGTCGCCGGAAGCGCAGAACCAACTGCTTCGCTTTGGGCCGCAAGGCGCCGAAATGGCTAAGAACTTAGCAACCATGGGAACCCAGCGTTCACAGGCAGACAAGGCTAATTACGAAGCCCAAAGCCAACGTTTAAAAGACATGTATAACTTGGTAACGTCTGCTGTAGACCCACCGAGTTACGCCCGTGTTCGAGGTATAGCCGCAAACATGGGGCTTGACGTTTCTCAAATTCCTGAACAATACGATCCTGTATTTGTTGAACAGGCTAAAAACTCTGTTCTTACTGCGGCCGAAAGATTAGATGCCGAAGCCCGTGCGCGTACCGCTTCTATCCAAGAGCGTCAGGCCAAGGTTGCCGAACGCGAAGTTGGTTTGCGAGAAGAAGAATTAAGAGATAAGCGCGCTGCGGCTAAAACGGGTGTTCGTGAAGACGAAGACGTTGTTGCTCGCACTGAAACGGCAGCAAATGGCACTGTTCGCATGTACAACAAGTACGGCAAATTGCTGAAAACAGAGGCGGGCGCCGGTAAACCGTCTGCGACGTTCGAAAAAACTACGGCGGCACGGCAAGAAATGCAGCGCAATCTTAAGGAAACAACTTCAAGCCTGCGCGAAATTGTTAAAGATAACGGTTTAATTGATCAATCCACCGGCAGCGGATTTGGTCGCGGCGTTGATTTCGCCGCTCGATTTGCTGGTAAGGCTACTAAGGGCGATATTGCGCTTGGCAAACTCGCCATAATCGCAGATCAAGTCTTGAAACTTGTCCCTCGGTTTGAAGGGCCGCAGTCTGATAAAGACACGCAAACTTACCGCGAGGCAGCAGGCCAACTTTCTGACGGTACGTTGCCAAACGAAATTCGCAAAGAAGCCGCTAAGACTATTATTGAATTGTATGAGCGCCGCTCGAATCAATTTGCGATTCAAGGCGCCGATGTGTCCGGCGATGGCGGCACTTGGCAAGACCTGTAATACGGAAACCATAAAACATGGCATGGGAATCCGCAGAACGCGTTCAAAAGAACGATCAGGGTCAATATCGCGCTTTAATTAACGGGCAGTGGATTCCCGTCGCAAAAGCGCAAAAAAACGCTGAAGGACAGTATCGCGTTGAACGTGAGGCATTTCAGCGTGGCGGCCCAACTAGCCGTAAAGCAACCGGAAAGCGCACCGAAATTCCAGCGCCTCGTCGTGCCCCATCGCTTGCTGACGTTGGAGATCGCGCAACAGGGTTTCGCGCTCAGGTAGCCGAAACCGGAATGACTCCAGAGGAGCGCACTGAGACTGTTCGCCAAGGCGCAGCGTTCCTTGGAGGACTAGCCCTTGGACCTGTGCTTGGCGGCGTTGTCCGCAGCGCTAGCGCGGCTGTTCCCGCTATCCAACGCTTTACTGCTCCAGTAGCGACAGCACTAGAGACAGGCGGATTTCGCACTGGACTTGGCAAAGAAACTCCCGCTGTTGCTAGGTTGGCTTTGCGTACTGGAGCCGGTGCGGTAACGGGCGGTGGCGCAGCAGCATTGATTGCCCCAGAAGACATCGGGACTGGCGCAGCGGTTGGCGCCGCGCTCCCTGTTGTTCTGCCTCCAGTAGCCTCTGCCGTCGCAAAAGGCGGTGGATATATTGCCGATGTTCTTCGCGGCAAAACTGCCGCGTCAAGCGCAAACCAGTTATTGCGCGAAACAATTGGCGATGAAGTAAACGTATTGCGTCAGGCGATGGCGGCGCAACCGGATATTCCGGCAAGCCGTGTTGCCTCTCAAATGAACCTTCCCGCGCTTTCTGCGTTACTGCAAAAAGCCGAAGAGTTAAGTCCGACCGGCACTGCCAACGCGTTCCGATTAAAGGAAACACAAGACACCATCAACGAACTTGCGCGACTTGCTGGCGGCCCAACTGCCGAAACGGCCCGCGCCGCTCGTGAAGCAACCAAAGAGAGTTTGGGTGAACTGACTGGGCGTATGCGTGAGGAAGCCTTTGGCGCTGCTCGACGTACTGGCGAGGTAATGCCCAAGTTGCAAGCAATTGCAACGGAAGCCCGTGCCGACGCCAAAAAGAATGTTGAACTTGTGCGACGCGTTAGCGATGCAATTAACAGAGCCGATGATTGGGCGCGTAACTGGATAACGGGGTCTAGGTTAGTTGAAGGACCGGGCGGCACATTTACCCGTCAATATGTAACTAACCAAGGCGTTGGCGAGGCTGGCGTTCGCTTGGGATCGCAGGCTGAACAGCGATACACATTCCCCGGTCAGTTGGCAGAAAGCGGTCGTCAAACAACTGTTGGCGGGCCGTTCCAGCGTCAAGTTATTGACGAAGGCGGCACAATTGCTCGCCGCGTTGATGAAGCGGCGCAAGCATCCTTGCAGGCTGGCGCTCGCGCACGAGCGGCGGAAAATGTTTATCAGAGCATGGTTGATCGGAAACTTGAGCCAATCACAATAGACAAGTTTACGTCTCCAATTGACAATTTGTTGCGCGATCCCGCCGTCGCAACAAACCCAACGCTGAAAAATGCGCTGCCGCAAGTGCGGCAAATGTTCCAAGACTGGGCAGACCAGTATGGCGTTGTAACCCCGGAGGCGTTAGAGGCTATCCGCAAAAACGGGGTCAGCGGCATTATTCAGCAATTGATGCCGGGAGCGGATTCCAAGTCCCAGAATCGCATGGCTGCTCAGGTTTTGGCTAAGTTGAAACCCGCTATTGACGAAGCCATTGAAAAGGCTGGCGGCAAGAATTGGTCTAACTACCTTAAGTCGTTTGAGCGCGGCATGAGCGATATTCGCGGCATGGAGTTGGCCGATCAGATTCGTAAATGGTACGAAAGCGGTAGAACTGCTGACCGCCAAAAGATCGTTAATTTGCTGGCTGGCGAAACGCCAGAAGTGGTTGAAGAGTTCTTTGGGTCTGGTCGTTATCAAATTGCAAAGGAGATGGCTAAGGATATGCCGTTCCTTGAGCGCATCGGATCGGCAGTGCAACTAGACCTCAAGGCCGCAGCGCAAGCCAAGGCTGGCCGTAAGCCGTTAGCCGACATCATTGAAGGCCAAACCACTCGCATTAGATTTCCGTTCTTTACTCGCGCTTCCACGGCGGTCAACGAAGTTGTAGAAGCGATTGAAAAGAAGGTCGGTCGGCAGACGATGGATGAGATCGTGAAGGCCGCTCAGTCTGGGCGTGACTTCAACAAACTGCTTGATGCAATTCCGACTAAAGATCGTAACGCGTTCTTGGCTCAGTTTAAGAACGCAGAATCATGGAACAAGTTTTCCGGTCAGGTGGCGCAGGCTTCTCAGGCGCAGGTAAGCGCCGAACCGCGTAACCGTATGGCCCCCGAAAACCGTAACGCTTTAGCGAGGTAGTCATGCTTCAAGGCGCACTTAAGTTAAGTTTGGAGAAGTGACGTGGATTATCAGGCGGCTTTTAACATTGCGGTGGCAGTTGCAGCAGCGTTTGGCGGTTGGACCTTGCGCTCGATTACGACGAGCCTAGAGAACCTTCAGCGTGACCAAAAAGAGATGATGCACCAGTTCGTGCGCCGCGATGATTACAAGTCCGCCTTAGAGCGTATCGAGCAAATCCTGACCCGCATCTGGGACAAGTTGGACGAAAAGGCCGACAAGTGATGAACATGCAGAAGATTGTCGATATGTTGTTCCCGGTGTTGCTGGCCGCTGTAGGCTGGTTGCTGTCGGAGATCACATCGTTTAACAATCGCCTGATTGCTATCGAAGGCAAGATGCCTGCGTTGATTACGCCTGAAGGCGTTCCAACAGACAGTCCGATTAGTGCTGCCAGTCGGCAGAAGCAGAAAGAAGAACTGCTAGATAAGATTTATGACCTGCAAATGCGGGTCAAGTTGATAAAGGAGCGCGGCAAATGATGACCATGATCAGCACGTTCTTGTCGTTCCTCGCAGGCGGCCTTCCTAAAATTCTTGAGATTTTCCAAGACCGGCAGGACAAAAAGCACGAACTTGCCCTTGTTGCCGCCCAAAAGGAGCGCGAACTAGCCCTTGCAGAGCGGGGGTTCATCGCGCAGGCACGGGTTGAGGAAATCAAACTAGAGCAGATCCAGACGCAGACGGCTGCCGAGGAACGTCAGGCGCTGTATAGCCACGACGTTGAGATTGGCAAGGGCGCATCCCAATGGATGATTAACTTGCGTGCCTCGGTGCGTCCGGTTGTGACCTACATTTTTGTGCTGGAACTGGTCGCTATCAACATTGCAGGCGTCTGGTATGCCTACAACACGGGTGTGCCGTTTGCCGCTGCAATGGCAGAAGTGTTTTCTGACGACGAGATGCTAATTTTGAGCAGCATTATTGCGTTTTGGTTTGGCACGCAGGCTTTTGGCAAGAAGTGAAGGTCAGCGCTGAACTTATCAATCTCGTAAAGCATCACGAGGGCGTAAGGATGCGCCCTTATCGGTGTCCGGCCCTGCTATGGACGGTCGGGGTCGGCCACGTTATTGATCCTAGCCACGCCAAGGTGCCGTTTGCAGAACGACGGGATTTACCGATACCCGAAGGTTGGGATCGCAGTCTCTCTATGGGAGAGGTGGACGCTATCCTTGCTCAAGACCTTGCGCGGTTTGAGCGCGGCGTGGCCCGACTTTGCCCTTCTGCTGTTAATCATCAAGGCCGGTTCAACGCACTCGTTTCATTCGCTTTCAACGTGGGCTTGGGCAATCTTCAAAGGTCTGGGCTTCGCATGAAGCACAACCGTGGCGAGTTTGACGCTGCTGCTGACGAGTTCATGAAATGGTCAAAAGCCGGTGGTAAGGTATTGAAAGGACTTGTAAATCGTAGGCGAGATGAGCAAAGATTGTATTTGAGGGGTTGATATGCCAAAGAAAATCCCCGTTGTGCAAATGAACGAAGGCTCTTGGTATAGGGTGAAGGGCTATACCTATACCGAGTGCTGCGACTGTGCGCTAACGCACAAAGAAGAGTACAGACTTGTTGACGGACACTTGGAGTGGAGAGCCGAGTTAGCCCCAGAAGTTACCGCGAAACGCCGAAAAGAGCTTGGCATCACGGTTAAAAGGAAGGCTAAACGTGACCGTAAAGAAGGCGACTGACGAACAGATACTGCAAGCCTTACAAGACTCAAAAGGCATCAGGTCGGTAGCAGCGCAAAAGATCGGGATGAATGTTAGAACCTTGCTGAGTCGCATACAGGATATGCAAGGCAAGGGCATTAGCGTCCCCGGTTCTACCTACCAACACACCCCAAACGTGGTTAGGGACGAGTTTGAGTTCACCCCGCTGCCTGATGATGACGTTCCTATTGAGGAGCTAATCAAGCAGCGTAAACGCAAGTTCCTGCACAAACGCGAACACGAAGAAGCCTCCAAGCTCATCCCTATCAAAATCAAGATTGCAGGCCCGATTGGGCTGCTGCACTTCGGTGACCCGCACGTTGACGACGATGGCTGCGACATTGAGGCCATTGAGCGCCACACCGCCCTCGTAAACGCTACAGAGGGGCTGTTTGCCTGCAACGTAGGCGACACCACTAACAACTGGGTCGGACGTTTAGCAAGGCTTTACGGCGAGCAAGCGACATCTGCCGCACAGGCATGGCGGTTGGCCGAGTGGTTCGTAAACCGCTGCCGCTGGCTCTACATGATCGGGGGTAACCATGACCTATGGTCAGGCTCTGGCGACCCTCTGCGGTGGATAGCGAAGCATCAGAACTCATTTTACAAGTCGTCCGAGGCTCGCATCGCGCTGCGGTTCCCCAACGGCGCAGAGGTTAGGGTTAACGCGCGCCACGACCATAGCGGTTCGTCCATTTGGAACCCTGCCCACGGCCCTATGAAAGCCGCCCTGATGGGTACACGCGACCACCTCTATGTGGCAGGCCATAAGCACGAATCAGCCTACAGCGTTCTAAAAGATGCGATATCTGGCATAACGATGCACACGATGAAGGTGGCGTCGTACAAGATTTTTGACCGCTACGCTAAGGAGCGTGGGTTCCGCGATAACTGCCTGTCTCCCTGTGCGCTGACGACCATCAATCCTGATTTGCCTAATGACCATCCAGATCTCATAAAAATCTGGTGGCAGCCAGAGGAAGGCGCAGAATACCTGACATGGCTACGCAACCGAGCTGGGTAATCCCTAACGGCTGTCAGGACTGCGTGTTTTTCTGCCCTGCTAACGGCCAAGGATACTACTGCTCACATGAACGCCAGTACCTCGGCGGCCTGTGTATCTGCATGGGCAAGTATTACCTACGCGCTGCGCCGTTCCGTTGGCCGCCTAACGATTAAGCAAATACTCTATTTCGTTGCGGAGCGTCTTAATCTCTAACTCCAGCAGCGTGGCTTCATCGTGTAGCCCCATGCGCCGCATCGCTACAAACGCATTAGAGAGCCTGTCGCCCTGTTTCTGACCGTACCCCCAAGGGATACGCTCTAGCTCCTCCTTCCACGCCCCCGGTGGGGATAAATCATCTATCAGCGAGCCTGTCAGTTCGCATCGTTTCACCATATGTCGCGCCCTCCTCGGGAGCAGCGCCAGTTAGGGGCTGGCACATAACGCCATTCACGATCACGGTTGGCCTGTAGTCTACGGAATAGGTCAATGATCCATCTCACGGGAGTGCCTCCACGCTGTAAGACATTGACGGGGATTTCCAATCCCTCGGAACATCCCCGCCAATCCAAGACGGGTCACACCACAACAGCCTGTTGTTGGGGTACGCAATCCATTGC